ATTGGCATATTAGTAAATTGTTGCTTCGTTTAATTTTGGTTTTAGTAGTAAATTCCCATTGCGGTCTCTTCTTGGTATAAAAGCTACCGTACAACGGCAATTGATAGTAAATCCTGGAGGTGCGCTGATATCACCTGGCTGCATTGCTGCAACCGGCTCTCCGTTCTTACCAGTCTCGTTGAAAGTCTCGTCATATCTCACAATAACCCCATCAAGCTCAACATGATCGAATTGATCACGCGGTATTCTTCTCGTTCTATTGTCTCTTGCGCTTATCCATTGCTTGTCAACGTAAAAGTCATGCTTATCGGCTGCCATCATGCTTGCCATGTTGCTAGACCTCATCACCTCCGTTCTTACTATTCGTCTAGCCCTAAAAGCTGCGTAAGCCAATTGCTCATCGCTTTTTATGATCCTCACAATTTCATCAACGCTTAGTCCTTCCTCTATTCCTTTTTGAACAATAGATAATAATTTCTTTTTTGTTGTACTTGTAATATCACTAACCAAAACAAATCCTTGGGCCATGAGAAAGTCCATCATTTGGTCTGTCCATTCTCTATTAAAGCCAAAAGTCATTGCTTTGCGGTTAGCCTCAATCTTTAAAGCACGATATACACTATTGCCAAAAAGTACTGCCGCTTCCTTATACAACGATTCAAAGATCTTTATTAAATCTTTCTCCCACAAATCCAATCCAAGTGATGCTCTCGCCGCTCCTAACCCATCTCTCTTGATCCTATTAGCAAAGTTATTAAATTGCTTTGTAATGGACTCTTTGAACTTATTATAGTATTTGGTATCGAGCTGCCTACGCAGTCTCTCCACCTTCCGAAAGTACTCTCCTCTTTGCTTCGCGTTCATCGATGCACTTTTGTTTATATGCTATCCTCAATGATGTCATCATCTTCATCTCTCGCTCGCAATTGCGCTCGCTCTTCAGCTTGGGATACTTCGTCATCACGCTCTGCGTAATCTCCTCGTCTGTTGTTTGCGATGTTATCCATTCCAGGTTCCATGCCATCTTCAATGTTTTCGCTTGGTGGTATTGTCAAGTCCATTACCGCTTGCTCAATAGGTATAAGACCTTGGTTGATGTATGCGTACTCAAATGCACCCTCTTTCTCTTGATAGTTCATCGCTACTCGCTTCTCATCAAATGTCAACCAGTTGGCATCACGAAGTGAACGAACCATTCTCTCCATGTCTTGCTGCATTTCGGGAAGTGCCGTAATATCAAAGTCAATAAATACATCCTCTCCGTATCTAGGCACGAGGAATTTATTTAACTCATCACGCAATTGGCAACACATTGGAATAATTGTGTTGGTAATGAGATCACGCATTGCGTTTTGATAGTTGTTGTAGCTTGATGTGTCAACATCAAACAAAACCGCTGGAAGGCCAAACACTCTACACCACTGGTGCATACTCATTCTGAGTGTGTTCACCAGCTCCATGTCAACACTAGAAAGTCCAAAATTTAAATAATCCCAAGGAGTTTGCAACACTGCAACCTTACCTTTATTATCAACACCGTTTAAATTTTCATTAACGGCTCTTTTTATATCGTTTGCTTGCTCAATAGTGAAAGATGGCACGATATTACCCAAAGGACGCGGAGTAATTGCTCCTTTCGCTCCACCATTGCCCGTCATCGTTGCACTTGCATCGGATGCGTTATTACTCATCCTAAGCGTCTTATATGCAGCACGAAGTGGCGATAAACCTCTCAAATGAGTTCTGGTTGTTACATCAAAGTCCGGATTCCAACTCTTCCACATCATCACTTTATCCTTTGGTAGATCAACTCCACCTCCAACTTGTAATTTGTAACCTAAAATGTTATATACATCTTTCGGATCGGGATAAATCTCCAAATATTGCGTTGGTAAAATATTAAGCTCCGAAAAAGTGCCTCCAAAGTTGCCATCGTTGCCATACACACTGCCCTCTCCACTTAAATAGCGATAACCAAATAAGTTTTCAAAGAATTGGTCTTGAGATTGGTAATTATTTGGCTTCTCCAAAAGTCTAGCTAGTGGAGTACCCATTATGATGTTCTCACTGTACGCATTTTTACGCGCAATCAACGCTTGCTCATAAGCACCACGATTGGCAACACCTTTTGATAGTTGCTTATAGCGCATCAAGTTTGTGCGAGCTTTCTCCCCTGGATTTAATTGATACACATACCAAGGAATAGATGCACTCTTACGAGCTAGAAAGCTAACGATAGAATAAACATCGGCATTGCCTAGATATCCTTCGTTTACATAACTTAGTCCCGTATAATTTTGTATTGCACTTGTGTTGGTGCCTACCATTTGCACTACATTGGTAGGATAAGGATTGATACCTTTTTTCTTAAAAACATCAAATAATCCCATGTTGTTATATTGCTCCCCAAGTTACACTTGGGATTGTTAATTTAGAATATATTGCATATCTCATAGCATCACTTATGTGGTCATTGAACTTGACTGGTTGATCAAGTTTATTACCATTCCTATCCGTTTTCCAACGGTAATTTTTTACCTCTTTAAGTAAATTTACGGAATCTTGATGAATGTATAGTGGAGTAGCCTTAACGGAACGTATTCCCTCAAGTACATCCTTATTAGCTGGCTTCGCATTTAGTCCTTGTCTTACCAACTCTTCAATTGTTTTTGGCTCTGCGGCATCGCAATAAATTTCATCAAACTTATCTATGCCCAAAGCTACAATTTTTTCCACTAAGTCATTTGTAGTAAGTTTGGTTTCGTAGATCAGCTCTTGTACATACGCTGCATTTTCATAAAACACTACTTTGACCATTGCACTCGGTACATTGAAACCAAAGTCTAAGCCATACACCGTCTCACCCTCTGGCATTGTTTCCGTTGTTCGGTAATGAAGGTAGATCAAGTCTTGGCTAAGTCCACGCTCACCAAGGCCGTAGATTTGCCAATAGTTTGGATCAGCATCTTTTAAACGCTCTAATTCGTCAACCAGTTCTTTTGGAAGGAAAGGATTGTCTCTAAAAGTAGTAATATAAAAATCAGCATCGTCTCTTGGAATCACATCATCGTAAATCCATGAGGAGATGTCCGATGGGTTATAGTCAATCACTATCCTACCTTCCGTACGCATGATAAGTTGCATCCATGCTTCGTAACTGAGTTCATTAGCCTCATTGCAAAATAAATAGGTTCTAGCCCTACCTCGAATCTTTTGTGGTTGATCAGCACTAACGAACTCGACCACGTTACCATTAAGCTGATATATTTGCTCTGTCTTGTTATGATTATCCTCAGAATATATTCCTAATCTCGAAAGTATATCCACAAAGTCGCGTAGGACTGAACCTTTTATGCTTGGGAGAGATTGTCTTACTATTGTTAATGTCTTGCCATTCTCTTGAAGTAGCTTTACAATAAACCAAATAAGGATATTGTAAGTTTTCCCGCTATTATGCGAAATAATATTTTCAGTAGTTACAAAATAATTATGAAACTCCTCAACCTCAATGTCATAAACGGTTTCAGCCGTTTCGTGAAATATTATCTCAATTACATCATCATCATCTAAACAACGCTGCGCCAACTTCTTTTTCGAAGTATATCTTTTATCGTTGCAGTTTTCACTCCATATTTCATTGCTAAATCTTTCGCCATCACTACATAAGGTTTGTATTCCATCCTTATTGATTTTACTATATCGCTTGTGAGGATACTTTTGCCATTCTTCTCTCCATTGTTGAAAGTTTGACGGCCTTGTTTCATCATGTGGTCTATATTCTCCCGAAATGTTACCCATTCCAAGTTCTCCGCTCTGTTGTCCGATCTGATATTGTTGATATGATTTACTTGTGGCTTGCTCAATGGATTCTCTATAAATGTTTCTGCTACTATCCGATGTACTTTTATCGTTTTGGTATTGCCATTTATGTTGATCATAGTTCGATAATACCCATTTGCGTCCTTCGCTGGCTTCATTATCCTTACTGAATCGTCCGATGTCTTGTTTTTGTAAAACATAGTCGCTAATCGGCCTAAATTGCTCACCATATACCGACCATTCGACCCAATTACCTCTTTCCAACATTCGTTTGGCAATGATTTCAGCTTTAATATATCCATCTTGTTGCAAAAGTTTGTGTCCATAAGTACAAGTTATTTTTTGATTATTACTTAATACAAATGTAACTACTTTATGCCTAGTATGGTCAGCCTTGTATATAAACTTATCAACAACTTTGCGTAAAACTGGATTGAAATTATTGTCAATACTATAAACAAGTTCACCAATTGGAATATCGGCTATTGTTTTATAGTCATCTTTACATCTTACAAGAGTTTCGCCAGTGAAACAACGGGAACCTCCCTGCATGACCGTAATGCGCTTTTTTGAGTCCTGCAATATTTCAAAGATCTTGTTAGTCTGAAGTTTAGCGTCCATAGTTTTAGTGATTTTCTAAAAATTTGAGTTTAGTGTGTGAGATCAAAAAGTAGGTATAAAAGTGGGGTCATTAATTTTATTTAGACAATGGTTTTATAGGTACCAGATTTCTGTCTTGCCCCCGCCATTGCCGAAAAGTAAAAACTTTAAGTCCCCCCCATTAATTCTGCGCCTCTTTGCCACTCTGTCATACAATTTTGCTTAAACAAAATTGCGATGTACTAATAACTAGTATTATGTTAAATAGAAAAGATTAAACAAACGGTCAGTTTGTCGCCTCTTCCAACATCTGAACATTTGGCTTGATCACCTCTATCTGTACTTGATTCAATTGCCCCTCAATCTTTGACTCAACCTTCTGTGTTGGCAACCCAATGAAGTATTGCATATACAGTTGTATCGCTTTCATGTCTCCTTGCGCTACTTTCTCATGCAATATGCGGAAAGCCGTGTCTGCCATAGGTTGTAGCTTCTCAATGATCTGTTGCTCGTCCATTCTACGTGGGCGACCGGAGTTCGGTCTTGGCCC